TTTAGCTAGATGCCAATTTAGCAAAGTAGCTGAGAGTGTCTTCATCTGAATCTTCACTCTTAGTTTCATTTACGACTGGAACATTGTCGTCTGTTTCAGCAGCTTTAAAAGGTGTTGCTTCCTTTGTAGTATTCATTTCTACCTGTTGTTCAGTAGTCATTGTTGATGCTACCTCAGCTTCACCTAGAACTTCAAACATTTTACGTTTAAGATCAGAATATGACTTATAGTTTTCAGGGTCAGTGAATTCACTAAGCTTATACAACTTGTTATATGTTTCTTCTAAGCGTGCTTCATCAGCATCATACAATTCACTAGAGGAATCGAATTCAGATTTATCGTAATTGCGATAACCTTCTACTTGACGAATTTTCAATTTGAAGTTAGCGCCTGCCCAAAAATCAAATGGGTTAACTGGCTTTTCATCTTCAAATTGTGGTTGCATAACATCCATAATTTTATCCATGATTTTTTTACCGTATTCATAAAGGAAAACTTTTCCTTCATTTGCTGGATTTGCAGAATCCGATACAACAAGAATATTTGACACGTGATGTAGACGTCGCTTACGCTGCCGTGCAAGTTCTTTATCTTCATCGCGGCCAGTGTTCCATAGTTGTGAGTTCAGTTCAGAAACTGGATCTTGTTGACCAATTGAAGTCAAAGATCTTTCAATGTACCAACGACCAGTTGGTCCTTTAAACCCATGATCCCAATATCGGACCCACGGAAGATCTTCACCAGCTCCAGCTGGCAAAAAACGAATAACAGCATAACCATTACCTGCTTTATCGACAGTTGGTTTCCACAGACGATCATCGCCGTAATTCTTTTTTTCTGTATTTGTGTCAGCAGCAGAGACAAGTTTTGAAATTGCGCTTTCACGATTTTGTTTTAGTTTTTCGAATGACATAGTATTATTTTTTGTATTTGCAGTGTATTGTTTGTTTTTTCCTGACAAGAGCTATATTACCATAAAATGATTAGATTGTAAATACTAAAAGTGCTTTATCTCTAATTTTATTTTTTGGTAATGGCTTTTGCAGCATGATTGATTTATAGCTAATCAGCATATCAATCATGTCTTTATTTATACCCATAGGATCACTTAGAATGTTCCTCAGGCTCTTTAAAAAGTTGACCAATATATCCAATAGGATAACGCTCTCGATGCTAATCTGGCCGCCTCTGAGGGCCTCTAGCACAGGACTCTGAGAAAAGTCTGGTGTAGCTGAACAGATTTCATCAAACGTGTTTCCTTTGTTAGAAAGTGTTTTCATATCTTGTTCAAACATATACGTCAATTTGTCGTAGCGCGCAGTATAAGCACTATACACATCATCAGACATATCGCCAATCCAGCCATTTTGATTTTCAATCAAATTTGCGGTGAAATATTCAATGAGTTGTTCTCTATTGAAACGGCGAGATAGTTTTTCAAAAAAGTAACGATCTCTGCGTTTCTCAAATGTTGCTTGTTTTACAGCGGTTTTAAAATTATATTTTACAGCATCGTAATCAGTAGTGAAATGTAGCTTTAGCGATTGGTAAATTTGATACGCTATATATCCGCTCATTATTCAGATTTTTTGGGAAACTCTGGAATATAGAGTGGAGGCGTGGATTCAGTATCCGGATCTCCACCAAAACAGACTCCTTCACAAAATTCACCTTGGCTTAAGCCGACTTCAGTTTCAATTGTCTCAATTATATCCGCGTAAATTTCATCGCTTTCAACCTCATCTCCAATATCATATCTTTTTGAAGTGTCATAGTGGTGCAAAGATCGATTACCCCATTTAGGTGTTTCCTCTACACAAACGACGTATTTCTCACCTTTGTATTCAACAACACTATTCCACCGTGTTTCGTACCAGTGCTCATCTGCAGTTCTAATTACTGTAATTTCGTTCATCGTCCTTGTCCCTTATAAGGTTTTTTGTAATTTGTCGATCCTTTATTTATCGATGTTTTTGATTTAGCATGCACGCCTTTTCGGCGAATTTTCTTTTTAGTTTCGTAATGTCCTAGTTTTTTCATAATTTAAAATAGTGTTGATGTTGTTCTTTTAATGATATTTCGATCCATAGCTTCAACCTGTAATTTACTTTTTAAAGGGCCTTTAACAATTTTAGCCATGTCTTCAGGGTCGATTTCCATTTCTTCACAGATTTCAATAATCGATTCTGTATATGTCATCCCATCACCATGAACAAGTTTTTCTACAGCGAGTCTCAATTGCTCTTTTGTAATTGCTGGTTTAAATATGATTTTGGGTTTTTTGGTTTCTTCTTTTTCTGTGCTCATAATGATTTAATTAGAATAGTGTCTTTGTTGATTCTTCCATTAGCTGTATTTCTTTTTGTTTTAAGTTTTGATAGCTCTTTATCGATTTGCTTTTCTGTTTTAGATGCCAGGATTGGCAAAATATCTTTAGGTTTTCTAAGTGTAAGAGAAAACGATTTATCTGGATCAAAGCCTTTTAGTGTGCTGCCGGAAATTGTAAATCCGTCACGGCTTTGCGCTTTAAAAATTGTAACTCTTCTATATTTTGTATTAAACGCATAGAACACATCAGCACCAACAATTCGGGTAGGATCACACGATTGCATTGCGTATTCTTTTGATTCATTCAAATAGTTCAACCTTGCTACTTGTTTATCTGCGGTTTTTGGCTTTTTAGTTCTAGGTTTGCGTGATCCTTTCTTTGACGCTTTATAGAGAACAATCTCATTTAAGGTATCTTCCAACGCTTTAATTCTATTACGCAATTGCGGCTTAGACAGGTATGAAAAACCTTCAACCATATCAGGACAACGTTTTTCAAATGCGTCTGTATAGTCATTCTTATGACGCTCAAGCCATTCAACAATTGGTCCTAAAAACGCAATAGGTATATTCTCACCTCGAAGAACTGATGCAATAGGAAATTTTTTAATTTTTGCTTTAACATCAGTCCACTCATCAAGCATACCTTCAAGTTCGCACAAAACATTTTTCCTAACCTTTTCAGTCATAATAGCATGTACATTTGGTTTTTTAGAAGTAGTAACCTTTTTTTCAGAGCTATTCTTTTTAACTGACAATTCAGCTTTAGCTTCAGAAATAATTGTTTTAATATTTTCTTTAACTATTTCTGGGTATCTACCAAACAAAGGCATTCCCATATTATAACAGCGACAAAGTTTTCCTGTAGTATTAAAAATTGCACACGTTTTTGGCACATATTCAATAACTTTAATGTCATTGTCGTTATACATTTTAGAGTTGTTTTTCATAAACTCTTGCATAATTGGAATATAGTCATCACGATCAAGGTAGTAATTATAAAATCCTAAGCTTCGACTAAGTTGCCTTTCACGCTTTTCATCTGGAACGTTATGCCACGTTGGTTCGTCCCCTGTAAATTTAAAATCAGGTGATGCAACCAGTCCGGATTTAAGAAACTTCCTAGCTCGTTTTGTTTTCATGTTATTATTATACCAACTTTCACTTGTTTGTAAATAAAAAAAAGCAAACAATGGTGAATTGTTCGCTTTTAACGGATATAAACGGATATTTACAGACGTTTTTTGGTTCTCAAAAGAAGAAAAGCTGAAATACTGGCCAATAAAACAGAATTGCTTTCTGGAATAGCAGTTCCTGTGGTGCCATTAAACTTCAAAATAGAAGGGTTTTGAGAGAATGATACGCCGTTTAAATAGATATCATCGCCTTGTTCTACAAACTCCTCTATGGAACTTAAAGTGAGTTGTGCGTTAGGGGATAAGTTGACGATAGATCTTTCTATTTGACTATTGATCGAGTCTCCAGCTCCTCTTAGTGTTAAGCTACTAGTTGAATCCACATTTATCTCTAAACCAATTGCAGAAAACATAGCGTTCATGCTCGACCCTTCAGTTATATTTAAAACTGAATATACGTTATCATCATCATTCACTCCAGTAAATCCATTGTTATTTTGAAAAGTAAAATCCGTAGATATTAATGTTACTGAAAACCCATTACCTATTTCGATATTTGAATAAGAGGGGCTATC